TCTGCGCCCTATTTGGGTGGTTACATCAATAGCCCCCTCAATATCATCCTCATTAAATTCAACGGTAGGCACGACATATGAACCCACTCTTAATGCCCATTTACCACCTTGGTACGTCAACATACCTGAGCATGAAGATAATAAATCTTTTATGATTCGTGCTGGCTTTTCACTGGTTTCAAAAGTGCCATTGCAGACATAACGTTTTTCAGTTCCACCGCCCTTTAAAGTAACAGGTTCATCGCTAGTGTTAGCGGCTGTTTTGAAGGACTCGATGTCGATATTGTCATCAGGTTCGCCTAATCCATACCCTGTATCGCGAATATAATCCAGAATACATAATGCCGCATTATTACTATATGCCGTTGATGAGCTTCTAGGGTCATATAAAGGCTTGCCCTTCACAACAAATGTTAGGTTTGGAGTGCCAGAACCAAACGCGTCTCTGTCATATTTAAACCTGACATAAACTTTGCTCATCCCTTCTTGCTTATGCGCTGTTGTCCAATTTCCAGCCGTATTATCTACCAGCTTGCCCAGCATATCTGCATCTGATGCTGTTGTGCCTAATCCCTCATAGACGTACATATTGCCAGCCCAGTCATTGGCTTTGTCATCATCATCATCTGAATCATTTACGACAATAAAATCCTTGTCAGGGTCAAGAGAATAAAGGCTAAATCCTGAAGGCGCACCTATTTCAAGCAGAAATTTATTCCCATAAACCTCGATAATTTCCTCTATAGGGTGTGATGCTAAAGTTATAACCTCATGCAATTCTTCATCATCATCTGTTGTGTGCAAATAGGTAATTGTTCCACCTACTCTAGTTTGCCCATACACAACCCGATGAGGAGATAAAGGCTGTTTTACATTTCTTAATCGGTCACTAGCTCTTGCCCCTGCATTAAAATCTGGAGCATCGGGTTGCAATAAAAAAGATACTGCCGTTTGTACTATTGCAAGTGCGGCTGAGACAACAATCGACACAGCGAGAACAGCGGCTGTAGCTTCCGCGACACCTATTGCAATTAAGGCAGTGGTAAGACCTGTTATAACACCCGGCATTATTCACTCTCCCACAAAGTCGCTGACTCTGAGAAAATAACGCCTTGGTCATTGCACTGCTGTTTTAAACTGTCCATCCAGTCTTGTTTAAATGGTCTGAATAAACCCCAATCTTCCCTAGATGCACCGACAACCTGAATACCATCCAGATCAATTTTCCCCAGACTACCCAGCAAAGGCATTGCTGAAACATATTTGAACTTGGCTTGAATCTTTTGCAGGAATTTAATGCGCCATGCGTAGTGGTAGGACTCAACCGACACGCCTAGCTTGATGTTATCACTCCACTCTAAATCCATCTGAGCCACTCGCTCAATGCGTTTTGTCATGATCTCAAAATCATGATCTGAAGCGTTCATAACAGCAAATACATCTTCAATGAATAAATCAGAAACTGACTCATGGAATAAATCACTCCCCACAGCGACTAGGTATGTGGTCTTGATTCGATTCATAGGTGGCAACAATAACAACTCGCTATGTGTTCTAACAGAATAATCACCCCCTATTTTCAAGCTATGCAAATATGAAGGGCATGATTCACAGCCCGATGACACAATAGAGCATCCTGTCACGATTCTCCAGTTAATCATATCCTCCAAAACTTCACCCCGACTGATTTCTTATTAGCTACCAAACCATCGCGACCAGCAATCATTATCCGACCATCTCCCGTTAGGACACCAAGCACTTCAACATTATCGCCAATATGAGTATCAACGACACACAAAGCAACATCGCCTCTCCCCGCGTAATTGATACCGATCTCATTCAATGAATATTCTTCAGCGATTTTATCCCACATTTCAGCAACACCACCTCCCGAATATGATTTTATCTTTTTATATGCACCAGCTTGCGTTGAATATTTACCCCTGAAATAATCAGCAATTTCAACACCTGTGATTGATTTCACTGAATCAGCAACAAACATACAGCAGTCATGTTCACCCCAAATTAATTCACGGTGCATCCTGTCAGCAATTAATTGATTAAAGTCTTTTTCCCAACCATCTAATCTACTCACCGAAAACAAACTCCTTTTCCTGCAACCCTGTCACAAATTCAAAACCCTTATCATTCGGGTACGTTTGCCGCTGGATTTGATCTGTATATCTTCTAACTTTTGGCGTTTCTAAAGCGATAAGCCTGTTTTCAATATTCACAGATATTGTGCTTGTCTCACCTTGCTCTGATATTGATGTTACATCCGAAAAGCCTGAAAAAATCTTATATGAATCATCCACTATCCCTAAATTAGAATCAAGCAACCCAAACCATACACTCGCCTTTCTTCCATGCTGAACTTGCCCTAATGAAATCGCGAGTAAATCAGACGGTATTCCTGATAATGATATTGCTATTCCATCTGCGGATGTGTCGCTTGACTCGACCATCTCTGATATGCCAATGAAATTACCACCCCCAATGAAATCATTACCATTGAAGCTTAATGTGCCAAATCCCGTCCATGCCCTGACATATTCCTCACCAGCAATAATATTACCTGATGCGTCTTTTTTGGCTACAGCCAATTCTATCAATATAATGGGAGATATGACATCCTTGACTATCTCAGCTTTGAAATCATTATGTAAGTCTCTAGCCACTAAAGCACCCCCATAGAGGCAAACGCTATTCCATATTTACTCGCTTGCTGAAGATCGAATGCCATTTCATTTGATGTTAATCTAAATGCGCCTTTAGCATTGGATGTAACAATAGCGGTATTATCCGAATAGGCTGATTTGATTTCAGGGAAAATATCTAGTGTTACATCACCCGCTGAATCAGATGTGGCATTGGTCAGCACCTTGTAAAGTCTTGTTTCTGAGCCTGACCCAAGTTGGAAATAATCGCCAGCCTTCAGGATATTCGCTGTGCTTGCAGTCCAGCCATCAGTTATCAGCGTTCGCCCTGTTTGGCTTGCGCCTTTAATTAATGGCGTGCTTAATCCATCTTTAGCAATGCCCCGAGGAACAGCGCCTAAAGGATCGCCCAATAAAAAAGTACCTTCCTGACCGTTCAACGATAACAGAAAAGCAATCCAATCTTCAGCGGTGTCTCTATTCATTGGCACTAAAGCACATTCAAATTCCCACCATTGCCCCTGATGTTTCTGCACTTGTTGCGCACCAGTGAATGGTGATCGAGTCACACCAACAATAGTTCGGGCTGTCATTCGTGCTTCACGAAATGAATCTGTATCAGGTAAATCGAGTGGAAATGCTATCGCCATTACGCAACCCCCATTCTTGAGCTAAATGATCCACCGCGCTGTCGTGCTTCTGCCACTGAATTTTTAACTTGTTTAGTTATGATCGGCATCATTCCCATTATTTCTGCTCGGACTGTTGATTGAACGCCTGTTGATAAATTAAGCGTGATATTCACATTCTCAGTCATTGCCTGATCTTGAGCCTGTGCTGTCTTGACATTATTATTAGGTATTATTGTTCCGTTTGAATCAGGTACAAATACTTCACGCCCTTGCTCACCAACCATAATGGGTGAGCCGCCTTTAACCCTGCCCCCAGCCGCGTTGGGTCCGAATGGAACTGCTGAAAGTCCTATGTCTGCTTGTGGCGCTAATGCTGTAGTTGTAGCCGCGCCAGCACCACCAGAGAAAGCTGACACTAGCCCTGAAATTGCTTTGAAAATAAGCATCTTGATTATCATCTGTGCAATCATTGCTAGAATTGACCGAGCAAAATCACCGAATGATGCTTTACCTGTCATTAACGCTTCTGTTAATTGGGTGGATAACCCGTCAGCGAAGTTGCCAATAAACTGAGCGGATAGAGTGTCAACATCACTAACAGCGGCTTCCATATCTTTAAACTGATCTGTAAATGATTTAGCACCAGTGATGACCGGATCAAGAGATATTGTAGGTAATATGGTTTTGGTTAATGTTTGCGTTTCATTTACATCTACCTCTGCCCCGCCAGCACCAGCTAGTTTATTTTTTCTATCCCAGTCAAATGCTTCAAGTTCCTTTGTGATGTCTCTTAAATCCCAGAAAGCATCTTCAACCTCCCTTGTTGATTTCGCAAGCTCGCCATCAAAACCAGTTGAAAAAAGACCCTTAAACTCAACCCAGCGTTTGCCAGCAAGCGCCCAGACATGAATCAACTCTGCCACATCTTTCTTTAGTTCTAATATAAATCTAACTTGTATTGGCTCGACACCAGCCCCAGCACCGAAAAAACTTTGTGCCGCTAAGTTTAAATTAATAAATGAATTGGTTAAATCAAGCAAAGTTCCGCTTAAAAATATAGTCAGTCTATCTGACAGACCACCGACAGCACCTTTAGCCTTTTCAAAAGCACCATTAACCATCTCGATTTTAGCGGCATCAACACGGTTAATTGATATACCAAGATTATCAACCTCAACACCGAACGCGTCTAGTGCGGCTTTACCACCTTCAAACGTGTTAACTAATCCAGCACCTTCTGTATCAAATATCTTAACAGCAAGCCTGACTTTATCAGATTGGCTTTTAACATTCGTCATTGCCTCTGCTATCGCTTTGAAAGCACCTTCCGCTCCCATTGCATCTAATTTAACTGCATCAAGCCCCAATTCTTTTAGTGCGCTTCGAGCTTCACCCGTTCCGATAGCCGCTTCAGATAAACGTCTAACCATTCTCTGAATACTTGTATCTAGTGCCTGAGTTCCTACGCCAGTTTGTTGAGCGGCAAATCTAAGTTTTTGCAATGCATCAGTGGTTAAACCGAGTTTATCTGCCGTCTTTGCCAGCTTATCAATTGATGACAAGCTTTTAACCATTCCAACACCGATAGCGGCAGCAACAGCGGTGGCGGCAACAGCTAGTTTATTTAACCCTTTTGAAACACTTGAAAAGCCTTTCTTTGTTTCATCCTTTGCCGTTATGACGATAGGAACTACAGTGTTACTTGCCATTATGCTTTAACTCCCAATGTGCCGCCCATAACAATTTTTCATCTACAGAAAGTGTCAGGATTTCTTCAAGTGTCTTATGAAGAGCCTCTGCCAGATGCATACAGAAGCGTAAATCGTGGTCACTTTTTAGTTTTTTATTGCATCATCTACATCTAAATCACCAGAACTCATATCGGTCACAATACGAGTCAAAACATCAGGATCAATTTGATTCAGCATTTCGGTCATGTTTGCCCGTCTGAAAAGCTTATCGCCATTTTCGTCACGCGCTCTAATAATCAATGACATTACAACTGCTTCAGCCTGTTTATTATCATTAACGAACTTCTGAATCTCGCCCTGTTCTTTCATCGTCATTGATGGGCGATAATAGATAAACGGTGCTTTACCTGATGAATCTGCCCATTCAGGGACTTCTAATTTGCTTAAACCACCTGTCATTCTTTCACGAAAGTGGCTTTTTGCATCACCTAAAATATCAGCCATTTTAGACAGTTGTTGTTGTCATATCACCAGTGCCTTGAAAGCCGAATGATGCTTCCACAATTCCATCGGTCTCAGCAGATATTGCCACGCTGTTAATGATTGCAGTGCCTGATGTAAAAGTATCACCCGTTGCCGCGCCTTCAGGGTAAAAGTTAAGTGTTACACTCGCTCCATTGGCTAATGCAACCTGACCTGTTGTATCTGTCTCATCCCAGAAGCATGACAATGATCCAGACCATGACTGCTTTCCAGATAAAAAGGTAGTCGAATCACCCGTTAATGGTGTTGTTTCAATCGTGCTTGATGTTTGCTCATAGCTATAGCTTTTTAGTTCTGCAACTGTGCCTGATCCTACTTTTACTAATCCTTCCGAACCTTTATGAACTGCCATTTTATTTCACCTTTTTTGATGTGGGTTGTTTTTTTGCTTTTACTTCTTTTACTTCTTGCCATCCTTGCGCTTTCATTCTATCAACGCCACGATCATCAACAGTGATGACTGACCCGTTCTTTCCTATTTTCATTTTCATGTTATGCCTCGAACATAATTATATTCAACTCGAATTGTCAAAACAACACCACCAATAGGATCAATTGAACCCTCATCAGTTGATATTGATATCAGTTGTGTATCGACAGCATAACCTCCACGCGTTCTATCAGCATCAAGACCTTCCTCAATGGCTTCTATTAATTCGTTTCTTGCAGTATCAATACTCGCGCTTTTCACAAAGCATATTAATCTATAATCAACGACAGAGTTGCGTGTCGATGACCCATCATTCATGGTTGAATCTTGCCTTGTTTCCTCACCTGATAAAATCCACAGTGCTGGAAATTGGGCGTTACTTAATCGCTCAAAATCAAAAGGATTTCTTTCGACTTTCTTGATAGAAACAGGCGTTGTTATAGCCTTTAATGTCGTTACCAGTTCAGCCGCAATTGATTCTCGTATACTCATAATTTAAATTGTTTCTTGAATATCTTGCGCAGTTTTTCTTTCTCTGTATTATTAAAGCC